ATGGAAGAGAAACAATAAACCATTATAGAAGGCTAAGAAAAATATATCAAAAAGAAGGTGGACAAGGCGTAATGGAATACATAGGAACAGCAAAACAAATAATCGTAAAGGATTCAAAACTTATAAATAATGCCGAGAGGTCAGACAAGTATATTAGTAGCGCAGAAGCATAAGATATTCGCTGATGAATATATATTAACAAGCGATTTAGTAAAGAGTTACAAAAAGGCTTATAATAATTCAAGCGATAATGGAAGTAGGGTACGTGGGTATAAGCTATTACAAAATGAAAAAATAGCCTCATACATAGCAACAGAACAAGAAAGATTGCGTTTTGAGCGTGAAAAAACGATGTTAGAGGCGCAAAAAAATGCAGCTAATATAAATATACTAAAGAGAGAAGAGGCTTTAACCATGCTTACAGAGGTAGCAAGAAAACAACACAAGGTAATTATGGACAAATACAAAGATGAAGAAAGAGTTAATTATGGCGAATTGATGGCTTTTAATGCAACAATAGAAAGAGTGGCAAAATTTGAGGGCTGGGATAAGGCGGCTAAGGTAGCGTTAACGGATGAAGAAGGGAAGAGTGTTCCGTTTACGTTGAATATAATTAAGAATTATGCTGACAATATTCAGAATAATGTAGGTGTAATTGAAAAATAGTTTACTTTTTAAAAGTCAATGTTTGCAATGGTTTACTTAACATTGCTCATAGGTTGGATAAAAGTCAAAAAATAAAATAGTTTACTTTTTATGAAGAACAAATTAAAAGCCATTTGGAGAATATTATTCCCTGTAAAAGTTCAAAGAGCGACAAAATTACAATTAGCTTATACGTTTGCCAATGGAAGAACTTTATATACTTATGGCGAAAATGATTTTTTAAATATTTCAAGTAGGTATTATTCAGCTATTCAAACAGAGATGGTTCATTTAGAAATATTACACCAGACTAAGCACCAATGGAAACAGGCTATTATGTTTGGTGATAAGGCTTGTTTAGATATTATCGAGAATGCAAAAGATAGCAGAATAGTTATAGATATAGCTACTCAATTGAGGGGACTGTTTACCAATTTTGATTTACAAAACAAAGGGATTGTTTCAAGTTCACAAAGAATAATAGAAATGATGTTTTGTATGTTTTTTTTATTGGATGATGAAGCCGAGTTTGGATATAACGAACAAAAGAATGCAGAAAAATTAGAGTTAATAAATTCAGACCCAGCGGCAAAGGAACTTTTTTTTTCGCAAGTAGCCAAAATTTTAGCAGGACACTTGCCTATATCCGAGCAAACTTTGCAGGGATATATGGTGACAGCGGAGGCTATGAAGACAATATACAAGGCTCAAGGTATGAACAGCTAACAGATTATATTGATGAGGTCAATCAATATGATGGTCAAGTTGTTAAGCACTTTGGAATAACGATAGGGGAATTAGAAAATTGCAACATAGGACAAAAATGTTTTTATTACAATGAATTTAATAGGTTTATAAACACTAAAAATAAACAAATACAAAGAGATGGCGAATACTGATAATGTTGTTGTAAATTTTGTAGTAGGCGGATTAGTTGAAGCTAAAAAGGATATAGATACTACAGCTAAATCAATGGCTCAATTTAGTAAGGCTACAGAAGAAGCCACAAATGATATTGATTCTTTTACTAATGCTTTAACTTTAAGTAAGCAGAAATTAGATACATTAAAACCTGATTCAAAGGAGTGGAAAGAATTATCGAATGAAATAAAGGCAAGTGAATTAGCGTTAAAATCATTAGCAACGGATTCAAGTAGTTTACGTGCAGAGTTTGCAAAGACAAGAAGTGAAATAGTTGCAACAGAAAAAGCCTTAAATAAGTTAAGGGCAGAAGGTTTAGCTAATACTCAATCTGCAAATAATTTAAAAAATAAGTTACAGGAATTAAAACAGAAAGGTGGTGAGTTAAAAGATTCAATCGGTGATTTAAGTGCAGAGTTAAACACATTAGGTAGTGATACAAGAGGCATAGATACAGCGTTACAAGGTATTCAAGGATTAGTAGCAGGGTTTGAGGTTGGAGCAGGTGCAGTAGCTTTGTTTGGTGACAAAAATAAAGACTTAGAACAGGCTTTAATTAAGTTAAATGGAGTGATGGCAATAGCCAACGGGCTACAACAGATTCAGCAGTTAGCACAAAAAGAAACAGCAATTTCAATAGGTGTCACAAGTGCGGCACAGAGTGCATATACATTTGTGGTGGAAGGATCTACAATAGCATTACAAGCATTTAGAGCGGCTTTATTAGCTATTGGAGTTGGTGCTGTTATAGCTGGTATATATGCCTTATACGAAGCATTTAAATCATTAACAGATGGAACATTTGGGGCGACTAAATCAAGTGTAGCTTATGTAGAACAATCAAAACAGGCATTAGATGCAAGTAAAGCAAGGGCTAAATCTCTTAAAGAAGAAGAAGAATATCTAAGAGCATTAGGGAAAACAGAAATAGAGATAGCTACAAAACAAAGAGATTCACAAAGAGAGGTATTTAAGGCGGCTCAAGCAAATAGAGATTCGTTAAAACAGCAACTTAAAGAGCAAGAAAATTCATTAAAAGCATTAAATAGCGGTGCTGGGGGCGTTATAAGTCCAATACAATCACTTATAGCGAAAAATGCAATAGAAAACACTAAAAAATTATTAGGCGAAGCGAATGCAGAAATAGTTAAAGCAGGTCAGCAATTCATTATTCTTAATGCAAAAGTAAACGAAGAAGTAAACAAAAAGAATGAAGAATCAACTAAAGTAAAAAAAGCTAATACCAAAAAAGAAGTGGATGAAACTATTTTGCTTAAACAAGGATTAAAAGAGGAGTTATTTAGAATAGAAACAGCAATACTACAGAACACAGACCAATCAGATAAAAGGCTTCTAATAGCGAAAATAGAAATACAAAAACAAATAGCTTTAGTAGATGCTAAAGGTGAAGAAGAGAGAAATTTTATAATTGCAGAATCCGAAAAGAAAAAACAAGATATATTAAAAATTTCAGGCGAAAAAGAGACACAAATAAGGAAAGAAACAGGAATTAAGGCTACAGAGGAATTAAAAGCTACTGGTGAAAAAGAAAAAAACATAGTACAGAAAACAGAAGAAGAAAAACTTGCCGCAAGAAGAAAAGGCGCACAAGAAGCCATAGCTATTGCAACAACTATAGTAACTGGTGTATTCGATATTCAGCAACAAGCAATAAGGGATAGAGAGCAAGAAGAAATAGATTCATTACAAAAGCAGAAAGAGGCTGATGTTAGGCTAAAAAGAGGCACGGAGTTCGATAAAGAGCAAATAGAAAAAGAATATAGAGCAAAAGAAGCGGCTATAAAATTGAAAGCATGGAAAGCCGAACAAGATTCTAAAAAGCAACAAGCAATAATTAACGGAGCGTTATCAATTACTAATATCATGGCTACATCTCCTTTCTTTGCGTGGATAGTAGCAATACCAGCGGCACTTGCAACGGTAGCTATTCAAGTGGCAAAAATATCAAGTGCCAAACCTCCTAAGTTTGCAGAAGGTGGTAGTGTAGCTAAAAGAATAGGATATATAGAAGGTAAGCCGCATAGTGCAGGTGGTGAGGTTATCGAGGTTGAGGGCAATGAGTTTGTAATGAAAAGTCAAGCGGTTAATAAGTATGGTATTCCTTTTATGGAAAAGGTGAACAATATGGAAATGCCAATGCCTATGCAAGTTAAGCAAGTAGCAATAGATTACAATAAGATAGGTGAAGCGGTGGCGAATAGCTTAGAGAAGAATCCATTACTTAGAGTGAACATCGATAAAAGAGGTGTAACGGTTCATAAAGGCGGTTATGAACTAAAGAACAACTATATTAGCCTTTAGCGGCAATCGTAATAGGTGTAATTACTTGGGCGGTAAATTGTATCATCGTCTTTAGAATCAACACACTTATCGAAAAGGTCACCATGTATTTCGGCGCAAATACTTTGAGTAGTAATAGCATAAGGTTGCGTTGGATATTTGGCAAATTTTTTATAGACCTTGCAAGTTATACAGCCTCCGAGTGGTTCTTTAGAACAAGAAGACAATAAAATAGAAAAAAGAAAAATAAATAAATGTTTCATATTGAATAATTTTAATAGCAAATATAAAAGTAAAAAGTGAATAATTTTATAATTAACAATATTTTAGAAAGTTCGACATCTACAGGGGTCTCAAATTTAACATTAGCAGGGGCTGTAAGTGGATATAAATCTTTCTTAAGTGTTTACAAAGCTAATCAATTTATTTTTTATAGGATATGGCATACGGGAGCGAATGAATGGGAGGAGGGAAGTGGCTATGTAAGTGGAACAACTCTATACAGACAACAAGTAAGGACTTCTTCTAATTCAAACAATATAGTTAACTTTTCAGCAGGTTCAAAGAGGGTAACAGCTTGTTTATTGATAGAGCAGAGCCAATCAAGTACATCTACTGATGGTTGGTTAAGTTCAACAGACTGGAATACATTTAACAACAAGCAAGGGTCTTTAGGATATACACCAGAAAATACAGCGAACAAATCAAGTTCATATACGTTAAGTTCAACTACTACTTATGCTAATACAAAGGCGTTAGTAGATGGACTTGGAACTAAACAAGATACGTTAGTAAGTGGAACAAACATTAAAACTATCAATAGCTCAAGTATATTAGGAAGTGGAGATTTGAGTGTGAGTGGTTATGACCCTTTAACGGATCAACATTTTTTTGAAGATTATGCCTTTGACACAAATCAAGGTGCTAACAATTTCTATGCAGTAGGTACACAAGGGGGGACAGGACAAGGCGGTACTCTATTATCTTCTGCTGCTTATTCAAATGCTATCGGGGTATTTAGGTTGACAAGTGGAACAACAGCATTAACAGGACTTGCACTATTAAGCCCAGGTTCAGTAAATCCTACTTATAAGACAGGTGTATATGCGTTAACTTATGTTACAAGAATAAATATGAGTGTATTAAGTGATGGCACTAATACATATACTATAAGATGTGGATTAATAACCAATGCTTACAATGCTAATCCTACAAACGGAATCTTTTTCAGATATACACATTCGGTAAATAGTGGGAATTATGAATGTGTTTGTAGAAATACAAACGTAGAAACGGTTATAAATACTTCTATTGCACCAGCAATTACTACCAACTGGGATAAGTTAGAGTTTAGAATTAATGCCGCAGGGACGAGTGTAGAATTTTTTATAAATGGCGTAAGTCAAGGAACAACTATAACTAACATACCTACAGCATTATTAGTTAGAAGTAATAACCTACATAAACAAGCAGGAGGTAGTAGTCAGCTAATGGATATTGATATGAATTACATTAAAATAACAAGAACAATATGATAGCTGTTAAAAGGAAAATATATACTCAACAAAAAGATGAACAGGGTAATATAATGTTTGATGAAAATGGGAACGTAATACTTATATTTGTAAAAGAAGAAGAGGTAGAAGAAGAAGAAGGAACAGGAGGAACAATACAATGATATTAGATACAAGGTTTAAGTTTACTATAATAGATTATACTACTAATCCTTTAGGAGATAGTACAGTAATTGATGAGCCTGTAGGATGGGATGGTGTATTATTTGAATTGCAGAGATTGGAAACACATGGATTTGTAAACCGATTAAATGTAGATGGGATTACTTTTGAATTTCATACAACAGCTAAAGATATATTGGTAGCGGCTTATGATGCTTATGGTGTAGAAGCGCAAGTAGAGTTAAAGATAGAATACAAAGGTAAGCCGAGCGATGCTTACACTCAAATATACTTAGGCTTATTTAAGTTTAGTAGCTATAAAAAGGTATGTGGGTTTGATTGTAAAGTTAGTTGTGGAGTTGTTCAATCGGGCAAGTATTATTTATTTCATAATAGGAAAAACCAACCAGTAGATTTAAGTAGCTTGACTTCTTTTGATGGTGATGTTCTACCTGCTTATATTTGGCTTAATAAATTAGTAAATATTCCTGCTAAGAATTTAAGACTATTAAATGATTTAGAATGTGTGCCAAATGGATTTGGTGAAAATTTAGGTGTTCTTAGTTGTAACATATTCTCAGTGGATAGATATAACATTTTTATAAACTTCTTTTTTGACGTTATAAATACTATTCAATTAAATGACCAACTTACTGTAGAATCTATTATAATGTATGATAATTCTGCAATAACTCCAACCAATAATATTTTACAAGAATACGTTACAAATGGTGGAAGTCCTTTCTATCAAAGGAATGGAGAGAATGAGAATATTATATGTAATAATATTTATGAGTTGTATTTAAATTTTAATGTTGATTTACTTTTTGATTCATTAACCCCTACTACATTTGAGATTCCACAAGTATCTATGTATGCTTGGATAATGAAGGTAGATGGTACAATAGATATGATATATACTGGCGCACCGCAGTCTTGCCCTCCAGGTTCATCGCTTGTAACATTGAATTTTACAGACAATATATTAATCGGTGGCGTTACAATGGAAATAGGTGACCAATTGTTTATGGGGGCAGTATGTATAGATGCTCAAGGTTCATTCTGTATTCCTGCTCCATGTGATTTAAGTGTAACTGTTTATCAAAATTTATTCGAATACAACTTAGTAGCTGAATCATCATGTGAAGATACAAGCGCAAAAGTAAGTCTAATAAACGAGGTCTTTGCAAGGCAAATAGAAAGCTACACAAATAACGAAATGACTATTAAAAGTGATTATTTCGGAAGGACTGATGCACAGCCTTATGTAAGTCTTTCAGATGGATGTGGAAGTTTAGAAAGTTTATCGAAAGGCTTACAAATAAGAGGGGCTAAGAATGTAGCAGGAGTAGAATATTCTTTAATAGCTTCTTTTGAAGATACATTTAAAAATGCAAATGGCATTCATAATATTGGATATGGTGTTGAAGATGATTCAGTAAGAAGAGGTGCAGGATTCGAGTGTATAAGAATTGAACCTTATGAATATTTTTATCAATCAAGTATTTTATTAACTATTGATTATCCAAACGAGGCAGAAACAAGCGTAGAACAAGAAGTTATTTATCAAGGAATAAATGTAGGTTATAATATTTGGGCAACAGAAGAAGAAGGAGGGTTGCAAGATTTATACACAAGTAGGGTATATAATACAGGACTAACAAGGACATCAAATGATGTGTCTGTAACGAGTGATTTTGTAGCTTCTGATTTTGCTATAGAAGTTTCAAGAAGAATGTTCGGTACAAGTAGAAAAGATTTTAACTATGACGATAATGTGTTCATCATGTGTATGTATCGTGATGGTATCAATATTTATGTAGAGGTTGGAGATACAGAGGTATCGCCTGGAATACCGTTAATAAATACATCAGACTACATTTATAGTCCTGAAACATTGAAAAATTCAAGGATAACACCTGTAAGAAATTTAATGCGGCACGTATCAAGATTGATAAGGTATTTAAAGCCTTCATTAACTTGGGAATTTAAATTTAAGGAAGGGAAAGCTAATTATATAGCAGGGATAGAACATAATCCTAACCCTTGTGCTATAGAAGATGTAGCCTTAGGAAAACTATATGAAAACGAAAATATTAATGTTTCGTCTTTTGATGATAGTGCAGATGGTACACCAATATTATCAAGCGAAACGATAACATTTAGCTATCCTTTAAATTGTGAAGAATGGAATGATATAATAGCTAATCCTTATGGAAGAATAGGATATATATGTCCACAGGATGTAAGCTATTCTTATGGGTGGATAAAGAATTTACAATATAATCCTACAAAAGGCTTAGCAACATTTACTCTAATAAAAGAATACACATAATAATATGCCAGTAACACCAGTATCCAATTACCCAAATAGTTTTTACAAGTTCAATCAAGAATGTGATAGTACTTGTATCCCAAAGTTCGAGCGTGATTATCCTTTACCATCAAGTATATTGCCTACGTTTAGTTTAAATATAACAGAACAAGCAGTAGTAGGTCATGTTCAAGATTATTTATTGATTCCTTACCCATGTGATTTAGCTAATTGCTTAGATACAGCCAGTCTATTGTGGGATATGGTAGCCGCTAAGTTTAGCGATATATATACAACAGAAATATGGTTACAGAATTATATTTTTTTTAGAAATGATGATAATATATTCACTTTTGACAATGTAGATGGGTCTTTAAGTTGGGAGGCTTTCTATTTAAATTATGCTACTAACTTAGGTAATTGTGATCTATATGGCACTATGTGTTTGTTTGTAGTCGAATTAGATTGGAATGATAGTAGAACGGTTTTAAATTCAGTCAATGTTATAGCGAGGTCTGATAAGTCTTTTGTTTCTGTTTCTTTAGATAGCGAATGCGGTGTTGTAGGATTAGAATATACGCCAAATGGTTTTGGATTCCCTTCTCAATGGACTGGTATTTATAATTTATGGACATGGGGGAAAGTGTGGAAGCCTTCATTAGAAAGTTCGGGCGAGATATACATAAAGAGTAATGGAATAAGACAAGTATTAAATGAACAATTAACAGAAGGTTGGACATTGGATATAGACATGACAGAATACAACAATCACAAGGCTATTAATGTGGCGTTAAAAAGTGTAGGCACAAGGGTTTATAATCGTGATATGGCAGACTTTTCAGAGTTCCCGATAGATAGTTATGGGTACTACATGGAAACATTAATAAAAGAGCAATATTCATTTAATTATACGGATAAGTGTTATTCTTCTGCACGTGGTAAAGCGGTTATATTGAACAATCAGTTTAGTGAAGGTGTTAGTTATAATTGTTGATTTTAAACATTGCCTCATTAAAAGTCTTTGATTTTTCAAATATTTTAATAGCTTCAAATATATCATTAAATAATTCTTGACTATGTAAGTCTGTAGCTTGTGTATATTCAAGAGTAGAGGCTAAAGAAAGTAATATTTTTTCTGCTTTTTCTTTTGATTGACAATTTTGTAAAATATTAAATATTTGTCTTTGCATATTGACTTATGTTTTTTTGAATTAATTTAATATCGGTGTAAAATCCATTTGGGGTATGAGATGAATAAAGGTCAATCAAGTATCTAAAGGCATCCACCAAATGTAGTCCATGTTTCTTTTTCGCTTCGTTTAGTGTGCCTTCATTGTCTGTATAGGCTCTGTTTATATCAGATACTAATTGAGCACAGTCAAACATTCTTATATTAACTTGTCTTAGGAATGAATTACAAATATCACCGCTCATAACGTGGCTTATGTTTGCATTTCTTACGTTTATTTGCGATGGATTTAATCCTAATTCTTTACAAATTGTTGTGTAAAATGTGTTATTGTCCATTCTGTCTGCACTCCCTGACCTTCCCGAAGCATCACCAGTTACTTGAATATAGAAAGGCTTTACAATTCCTGTATCTAAATATTTTAGTTTTATTGTTTTGCATACCGCTTGTAAAGGGCTTAAACCTGCATAGCTTTTAGGCGTTTCACTTACGTTATCAAATATATTTATATCTCTGCCTATTCTTTGAGATAGCACACAAACACAAGGGTCAGCATTGAAGTCAAAAGAAATCTGAATAGGTTTGTTTTTATCAATAGTATAGCTATCTATTGTTGTATGTTGTTTAATATTAAATGAATAAAAGAAAGGATTATCATTGGTGTTTATGTCCCAATTACCATATAGTAACATATCTCTGCTTATTGGGTCAAGGTTTAAAAGCGTTTCGGTATATTGAGTAACGAAATCTTTGTTGGGGTTATCATCAAGAACAGCACGAACAAACCTTTTATAAATTGGAAGGTTAACTATTCTACCTTCTTTATCTTTTATAAATTCATACTTTACCCAACATTCAGCAGGATTTGAACAGACTAATAATTTAGGAGGCAGTCCAATTGTATCAAGCATAAACCTAATTCTTGATTTAATCATTTGATATGCCTTATGTGGAACTTGTGAACCTTCGTCTATTCCTGCATCTGTAACCTCTACTTTAAGTCTATCATAGTATGGGTCAGATGGATTATAAGCCGCATCTCTAAGATAGATAAGTGAACCATTTGAAAAATTAATAGTTCCTTTTTGATTGTTGATAGTGTAGTTCCAACCTTTTCCAGCACCCATTAGGGAGGCTACTTCTTTAAATGTTGCATCAATAGTAATAGACATCAAGTCTTTTAATGACTTACGTAATAATAAACCTCTACTACCTGCATATTTTAATCTATTTTGAATCTGCCAAAGACATAAAAGCCATGACTTACCACCTCCTGCCGCTCCTCCGTATAATACCTCTGTAGTAGTTTTGTCTTCCAGCAAGTCTATGGCTTCGGTCTGCTTAGATGAAAGATTAACATTTATAACATTCTCCATAAATTCCTATCATTCTATTTATTTCGTTTCTTTTTTCAATTCTTTCTTTTGGGCTTCTTGGCTCTTTAAGTGTTAAGTTTTCTGCTTCAAGTTCCTTTATTTCATCCGATATAACGGACTTAATTATATACATCTGTCCTTTGTTTAACTTAATTGGTTTAGTGGCTTTTAATGACTTTAAAAAGGCTAAATATTCTATTCCATAATCTTGTTCAATTCCTTGTTCATACTTGATAGTATCACCTGATTTGAAGTGATTAGACTCAAATGCTTGTCTATGAATGTTATGAAGATTTAAAGCTAAAGACCTATTAGCCCCTACAGATATATAATGACCGCCATTCATTTTACCATGTTTATTTGTAGCAATACAAGGAAGGTTAAAGTCAACCAATCGAGCGCACTTGTTAAATAAAGGCTGTAATATCTTTGCTCTGTAAGCGTCTATACTCATTAAATCTATCTTTGCCTTTCGTATTTCTTTGTTATCTTCTTTGCGTATCTTTTTTGTTAGCTTTTCAAACTGGCTTTTATTCTCATAAAATTCAAATAAACATTCTTTAGAACAAATTACGTTCCCTCGATTTATTGGAGTAAAAGTTTTTTTGCAATTTTTACACTTCATTAATTGTTCCTTAAATAAATATAGTGGTTGATATTATTTTTTAGAGATATTAAAGCCGCTCTAAATTCTGTCTGATTCCTTTTTTGTACTCTGCTTAGTGTTGGGTATTGGCTTATTCTTTTATTGGTGACACAATCGAAATACTGCATCTTCACACCAAGTCTTTTTAGTTCTTCTAATATTCCAAAAACATTTAAAACATTATATTTTAAGTTTTCATTTATTGTCTTTTCGATAAATTTTAAATGGTCTATAAATTCATTTTCTCTATTATGGAATACTTGGGTATGACAATATAAATACCTTTCGCTTATAGTCCTTTGGGCTATATATCTATTGATTGTACATTTTGTAATAAGTTCCATAAAGCAAATATATAATATTGTACTTAAATAATTCTTTTTCTTATGAAGAAATTTATATTAGAGTTAGCCTCTAAATACCCGAATGGAATTGAAGTAGAAACGGCAGTAAATGGGAAGACTACAAAAAGAGTAATAGTAGGTCAAGATTTAATTAACTGGACACTATCAAAGGTGCGTAATTTAAAGGATGCGGAGGAATTATTTAAGTCTTTGGCAAAGACCGAAAAGCCAAAAAAAGAAGATAAAGAAGATAAATAATTTTTTAAAACAACAATTAAAACTTAAATAAAATGGCATATTGTTCACCATGTCCAAGCGGAAACATCACAGGCTATACAGTAGATGCGTGTGATTTAAAAAGTTCATTAATGAAAAGCGGAATAAGCCGCTTATTATTGCTTAAATGTGCAGAAGTTCTAACAGATGTAACAAGTACTGTAGAATGGACTGCATTAGTTAGTGGTGCAGATGCAGAAGTAACACCACAAGGTAAAGCCGCATTCCCTGAGCCTACTTATGAATTAGTAGAGATAGATGCTTGTGGGACAAAAGTAAATATTGATGGCAAAGTAGAGGTTGAATTTTCTACCTTTTTGCTTGACCCAACAGCAGATGGGCACAATACATTTATCAATGATTACAATGAGTTAGCACAATCTTATACAATATTATTCTTAGGGTGTGATAATAGGATGTATTACTCTTATGCTTGGGCTACAGGAACTAATCCAGGTTTTGGAATAAACAACGGATATGCTTTTTTGAAAGATGATGGTAAATTAAAAACCATGACAATCAAAGCGGAACTTGATGTAACAAGTGGCTTATATAAGTCTTTTGTGTTGACAGCGGCAATGAAAACAGCCTTAGGAATTTAATAAACTAAATGCCAATACCTTTAAATATTTTTGATAGTAAGTATAAGCCTCCTATGTACGAAAAGCATAAGGAGGTTTATAATACTATGTCTGTTTATTTTCAGTCAAAGTCGCCCGAACACATCTTTAAACAGCGTAGACCGCTTGAAAGTAAGGATAATGTTACATTAGAGCATAGAAAAGAAAATCATAGAAACTTTTTAAAAGATGCTTTTGATTTAACTTTAGTAAAATGTATTGAAACAGCGCAAGGAGTAGATTATAAGTCAGACTTTACAGAAAGTGAATTTAAAAAATACATTGAAAACTATAAGATAACAAAAAACTCAATAACATTAACGCTTGATGAATACTTAACTAATAACCTTTTTAAGTATAGCGAGAATGATCCTAATAGCTTTGTAGTAGTGATGCCTAAACATCCTACTGAAACGATAAATCCTGTAGGGAATATATCGCCTGATGAAATAACACAACTACCAAACTTTAATAATATTACAAATAAGAATATCGAAATGGAACTTATTATTGTTCCTTTTAAAGATGTTCTTTTTGTAGATAATAATAGATTGATTTTTAAAGGTGGCACATGGGAACTTGAAAACAAATCTCATAATTATTATTTTGAGGTTAGCAAAGATTATACAATTATTTGGATTCCTAAATACAGTGATAGAGTAATAGAGTATAACTCTTATATCTATTATAATAATAACCTTTCAGAGAATCCATTTATACCTACAAAGAATAATTATATTATCTATGACCATGAAGGGTTAGAATTTCAATACAATGTTTCCCATTTGTTTTCTGCTACCTATTTAGCTGATATGATTTATGGTCAGCAATCAGATCTACAAGTAACAGCAATAAGACACGTATATCCAATTAAGACACAAGTAAAGACTAATTGCGAGAATATTATAGGGTATGAAATGAAGAACGGAGTGCATTGTAGTTCTGATACTGGATTAACTTGTTCTACTTGTAGTGGCAAAGGTTATAGAATAGATGAAACACCATACGGAACTATTTTAGTTGACAATAAAATAGGCGTAGAAGGCGAATTAAGAGGTTTAAATGCAGTAGCATATACAAGTCCTGATACTGCCCCAATGACATTTAATAAGGAGTTGATAAAGGAATATAAAGATGAGTTATACAACTTACTTGGTATAACAACTCAGAACAACACAAATGCAAGTGCAGAATCTAAAAGAATGGATATGCAACAAAGAGTATCACGAATAACAATAATTGTCAAAGATATTCTAAGAGTAAAAGAAAGTGTTTATAGAGTAATGGAAAACTTCTTCACTCGAAAAGATCCTACATTTAAACTTGTTTATGATGGCGGATTTGATGTACAGAATGATGAAGATATAAGCATAGAACTTGAATATGCAAAGAAAAACGGATACCCTATAGAGTTAAGAAGAGAGATTTTAAAAAGGTTGTATTTAAAAAAGAATGGTAAAACAGCCGACAATGAATTTATAATTGACTTCTTGATTAATAACGATATTCTATTTGGCTATGATTTAGATGAGGTTCAAAAACAAGTAGCGATATTTGGCAGTTTAATAGGAGATAAACAGATATTAGTACATAACTTAGGGGAAAGGATTTTAAAAGAAATTATCAAGAAAAAAGATAGTACAGAGGCATTAGAATTAGAAACTATTACAACTGAATTTAATTCGAGAATAGATGACCTTAGACGACAGAATACTTAAAGCAGAGGAAACTTTATCGAATGATATTTTAAAAGTTCGTGAGCAGTTTTATTCCCAGCTAATTTTAATATTACAAGAATTTTCTACAAAAAATAAACTTGATTATACCGATAATCAATTAGCTAAGCTAAAGACAGCTATTGACAAGGCATTTAATAAAACAAGTTATGAAAAGTATGTTAATAATTACCTATCTCTTTATGATGAGGTGATAAAAGATAATATTGATTTTTACAAAGCCAATAAGATTTTAACAGAGAACTATATTATCAATAACGAATATTTAACCGAATTAAGAAGACAAGCGGTAGATGGTTTATTGAGTGCTGATGCAATAAGAGAGCAATTTAAAAAGCCTATTGAAAACTTAATGAGAATAGATATAATAAGGGGAATAAGTTATCAAGAAGCGGCTGAAAAATTACAAGGTAAGTTGGGAGATATGGAAGGAAGAGTAAAGACAATTGTAAAAGATTCACTTCTTCAATACGATGGTGCAATAGGCAATGAGGTAAGAAAAGAATTTAATTTAAAGAAATTCATTTATAGAAATGCTTTAGTAGAGGCTTCAAGACCTTTCTGTATTCACATGAAAAAACAAAAGGTATGGACAATAGAAGAACTACAAGAAGTATTAGATGAATATTGCCCTGATGGAATACCAAGCGAAAGTAAAATAGAAATTACAACAATAAGTGGAGATAGAAAAAAGATGTCAAAAGGAAGCGGAATGATTAAAGGCACTAATGTTGTTAATTTTGGACAGTATAGAGGTGGCTATGGATGTGGTCATTTAGTTGGATGGATTAAATAATTGTACATTTTGTAATGATTTACAATTTGTAATAAAATATTTTTACATTATAAATAAAAATTATGGCAAAAGCAAATCCAGAGGTATCGAATACAGTAGAACCTAAAGAAGTTAAAGAAGTAAAGCCAGTAGAGAAAATTAAATGTGTTTTGAATATTAAGACAGGAAGAATTTTATATTCAAATCAATTTGAAAATAAAAAAACTTTTGAATCTTATTTAAAAAACAAAAAGTCTTTTAAAGAATTGCCAATGGTTGAAGGAAAGGCAGTTTTAGAGGTTGAAAACAAACAGGACTATATAGAAATACAACAAAAAATAGTTGAAGCTAAAGAACAAGAGATTGCTAAATTAAAAGAGCAGTTAGCGGCAGCAGAAAAAAAATAAACCAAACTTACATATAATATATGTCAAATTTTTTTAGCGCATTAGGATTGAGCGCACAACAAATAGAAGTCCTACAAAAAAAGGGTTACGATTTTGAAAAGGCTATTTTAGATGATGATGTAAATGCTCTATTAGATGAGTTTACAACCACTCAAAGAAGCAACATAGAAAGAGAAACCATAGCAAAAAAGAAGCCTGAATTTATAGCGGAAGCATACAATAAGGCAAGGAAAAATTTAATAGAATCACTTGGCGTAGATGATTCTGATTTTAAAGATGAAAAGGATTTTAAGACAGCAACACAAAAAGCTATCGAGAAGTACAGAGAGTTATTAAAATCAAATACTT